CACCTTCTGTAGCCCCAACGCTCAGCAACGTGTTGGCCACATTTCGTCCATCGGGCCCCCTCTCTCGGCAATCGCGAGGAAATTTGAATCCACTTCTGGGATTCTTATCCTCTGAAAATCTTGTTTCTTTACGAGAAGCAAGCAAAGAGACAAAGAACGCAGTAAACAGGGCCCCCACGAATTTGCTAAGAGTGTCTTCGAACACTCTTCATGGGGCCCTTAGGGCGGTTCCATCCGCACGAGGGGTTTTTATTGCCGAGGGTGACCAACCCTGTAGAGCGATTCATACGGAATTGGAGAACCCCGATTCTACTCTCTCTTCCATTCAAACGTTAGAGATTGTGACTGATTTTGAAGCAATGGAAGGCGAAATGGCATTTCTCGTAGAATCCCTTCCTAGGTTCCGTTCTTTACAGGGATTAGGGTTAGGAGAATGTGACGAATTGACTTGGGAAAGAATGGTACGTCTTGCCCCTGTACTTCCGAAATCACTCAAACAGTTATCTCTACGAGATAATCCTATTGGAGACGAGGGTGTTCGAGCACTTGCAGGAAACCTCCCGCCCAGACTTGAAGTGTTGGGATTGAATTCTACAGGAATGACCTATGCGGGTGCCGTATCTCTTGCACCTAGACTACCCTCTACGCTTAGGTTCCTCAATCTGCAACATAACCGTATTGGCGATGAGGGGGTTACAGCAATTGCCAAACACCTCCCTCAAAGTCTTCTGGAATTACTCTTAGGCAATACCGCAGTTGGCTGGAAAGGCGTACGAGCCCTTCTTCCTGCTCTCCCTAAAAGTCTTTTAGCTCTAGATTTAGCGGGTGCCGGAGAGGTAGATTTTGTCGTAACTGAATTTGCTAAACACCTTAAGCGATTAACAAGCCTTCGGGCCTTACAGTTAACTAGATGTCTTATTCGTGCTGAGGGGATAGCTACGATTGTACAGAGTCTTCCTGTTAGCATTGAACACCTCATGTTATCGGGTGCCCCAGCACCCACGGACACTGAAGCACACAGGGAGGCTCTTCTTAAAGCAATTCCTAGGTTAACCGCACTAAAAACATTTGTGTATATTGGGGGGATGGATAGCAAATCCATCGTTGACATCATGGAAAGTCTTCCTAAAAATGTGATTAATGTACGGTTAACGGGTGCTACTCCTGTCGCAGAAGAAGACGAAGGTAGGCTTGTTTCGTTTATGACACGCGATCACTTCCCAAAAATGGAGAAACTCTATATACAAGTTTCTATACTAACACGAATTTCACTTTATGCGGCACTGCCTCATATAATAATTGTGTAAAAAAAAAGACAAAAAAAAGACAAAAAAAAGACAAAAAAAAGAAAAAAGGCAGCCAACGCAATCAGCAGCCGTACAACGTATTCATAGTAGAAACAGGCTTCGGTTCACCATTGTCCAAGTAATGCCGACGGCACAGGGGAACATAGAGTTCCGCCGCCCCGACGCAAACAAGTTCTTCCGTAGGCCTCAAGCAGGCGGTAAAGATGGCCTCGGTTCCGTCGCCGCATCGCTTACACAGAGCCGTCAGTTTCTCCACCTTGTCTGCTAGAGGCACCAGTTCCAGCATCTGCCCGAAGGGGCGACGGTCCTTGTCGCCATCCAATCCGACTACAACACATGGCTTTCTGTGCTTGTCGGTGACAATGCGAACAAATTCTACTAAATCGGGAAAGAACTGCCCCTCTTCCACAACCACCAGACGACTTTCCTTGTACTTTTCTTCGTCAAGCATCGGCAGAAGATTTTTACAGGAATACGCAGGAATCGCTTGACGATCGTGACTGACAATCTGCGGCGTCCCTACATACCTTGTATCAGCCGAATGCGTAATCACAAAGACGTTCCATCCGAGGGCTTCGTGCCTTCGGATGGTACTCTGAAGGGCCGACGACTTGCCCGCAAACATAGGACCCAAAATGACGTGAAGACTCATGTTGGGAAGCTCAACGGGAATACATCGTTGCGTCAATTTTTTTGTGTACTGCTTGAATGAAAAAATGAAGGTCAGTCTAAAACTATCCCCAGTCAGTAGAAGAGATGCCAACGTATCCTACGAGTTCGGACACCGAACAAATCGTGAGTGTCCAGTTCGGGGTTATGAGCCCCGACGAGATTCTCCGACGCGGCGTCTGCGAAATCACCAGTACTTCCACGGCGGAAGGAAAGATGGGAGGTCTTTCAGATCCGCGAATGGGAGTATTGGAAAACGGCAAGGTCTGTCGGTCTTGCGGTCAGACGAACCACGATTGTCCAGGTCATTTTGGATATCTGAAACTTGCACGACCCGTGTACCATACACAGTTCTTCAAGATGTTGATGAAGATTCTCAAATGTGTCTGTTACAAGTGCTCCAAGCTTCTCATTGACAAGCGAAAGAACGCCGGTCTCTTGAAGCTGAAGGGGGAGGGTCGCTGGCAGGCGGTGCTGAAGGCCTGTGGCTCCATTACGCGATGCGGTGAGGACATTGAAGATGGATGCGGAGTGAGGCAGCCCTCTAAGTGGAGGGATGAGACGATTCACAGGATCATCGCCGATTGGAAGAATGTAGAGGTGCCACCAGGAATCGCGGTACCCGAGGGTGCTGTGCTAGACGGAGACAAGATGTCAATGACGGTGCCCTACGAACCCGAACAAATTCATCGCATCCTTCGCCGTATTACCGACGAAGACGTGGAATTCATGGGGTTCAGTCGTCACTGGTGTCGTCCCGATTGGATGGTGTGTACGGTTCTACCGATTCCGCCTCCACAGGTCCGTCCTTCGGTGACGCAGGACAACAATCAGAAGGCGGAAGACGATTTGACCAGCAAGCTTGTGGATATCATCAAGGCCAACGCAACGGTGAGAGCCAAGATCTCGGACAATTCAAACAACAAGCGGGCCATTGACGAATACACGAACCTCCTACAGTTTCACGTCGCCACGCTAGTGGACAATAATATTCCAGGCGTACCCCCGGCGGCTCAGCGATCGGGGCGTGTTCTCAAGTCGCTTCAGCAGCGCCTCGGGTCCAAGGAGGGTCGTATCCGCAGCAATCTTCAGGGGAAACGCGTGGAGTTTTCGGCCCGCTCCGTGATTACGCCGGACCCGAACATTTCGGTGAAAGAGCTCGGTGTCCCGATCAAGATTGCGACTCATCTCACGTATCCGGAGCAGGTGACGGCCTTTAATATTGGGAAGCTGTACAAGCTCATTCAGAACGGCCCCGATGTGTGGCCAGGTGCGAAGACGATTCAACGGGTGGGAGGGCGTACGATGTCTCTCAAGCACGTCAATGCTCACACGGTTGAGCTCCATCTTGGAGACATTGTTCATCGTCATTTGATGGACGGAGACGTTGTTCTGTTCAACCGACAGCCGTCTCTTCACAGAATGTCTATGATGGCTCACATCGCACGGATTCTGCCATACAATACCTTCCGATTGAATGTGTTTGTGACGGCTCCTTATAATGCGGATTAAACCACCGATCGGCTTAAAGAAATCTAGATTGTATAAATAGAAACCCCGGGCATGGCTACATCAAGTAACGGCAAAATTTATCAGGCAAAGCACATAACGAGTGGGAAAGTCTACGTAGGACAGACACAGGATTTCAAAGTCAAAGAGGGCGTGCCGTATCGGTACGGTGTGATGGGACGGTGGTCCGATCACGTAAGTTCAGCGATGCGAGGCTGTACAACGCCGCTCGCGGAAGCGATTCGCACCGCAGGACCCGACGACTTTGAAGTGACTGTATTGGAATCCGATGTACCCGAGAACCGATTAGACGAACGCGAGGCCACCTGGATCGCGGCAAAATCGTCTACGGTTCCCGAAGGATTCAACGTGATGCGACACGCACGATGTAAGCATCGCTCTGCGTCGACGCTTTCCGGTGTCTATCTGCCGACGACGCAAAAAGTCCGCGTCTGTGCGGTCCGTCGTTCCGGTGCTCTCAAACTCGTGTATGTGTATTTGGAACAAACGGATGATACGAATGTGCGATTGGTATTCGGTCAAGCAGCCGACACCACGTACGAGCAGGCGATGTTGGAAGCACAGGAATTCGCAACGGCTTTCGTGGAAGCGGGGATTGAAGTGGTAGAAGAGGAAGGAGACGATCCTCTTCGGAAATACCGCGACGCTCTCTCTGCGTACCGAGGCCAGACCGTGAGTCGTGTTCGCATCGCCCCGTTCAATCATCTTGTTGCCGTCCACATCACAGGGTCCAATGGCACAAAGCGTATGTGTTTCGGCGGAAAGTCTGTTAGTGTGGAAGACGCCTATAAAACGGCTCTTGCTGTAGTAAATGCCCTGGGGGAACTATGTACAATCAGATTATTTCAAGACGACCTATCGAGGTCCGCAACAGGCGGCTGCTCTTCTCGTTGATGTTCAAACGAGGGGGGGAAAACAGTGTAAGAACATCCGCAGGGTTCTCGTTCTCTCGTCCGAGAATCCGCGATATAACCGTCTAGTATACGAGTGTACTCGTATGCAAGATCCCCAAATTCAGGGAACCCCCTAAAGCCTACACGTACGAAGGGTCTGTGGAAACACGGACCTGGCCGCGGTGAAAGATCGCACAAGGACGTGACAACCGTGTAGGATACGAGC